ATTACGACCGGTCCTCCGTGATGATGCGCCAGGCGGTGGTCTGATCGCCGAACTGGGCGCCGGTCACCCACAGCACCAGGCCCACCATGCGCGGATCGAGTGAGGCGAGGACGCTCACCTGCATGCCGGGCAGGACGCGGGTGCCGTCCGGGAGCGGGGCGTCCCAGGGCAGGGACACCCGGTACTCCAGCAGGCGGACTTCGCGGTCGCCGGCCTGGACGTCCTCGCCGGAGGCCTGCGCGACCGGCTTGATACGGGCCGGGCCCTCGTACAGCACGGTCTTCGCGCCGGGGACGGTAGTGCCGGTGTCCCGGTCGAAGACGTCGTCGGCCTGCTCGTAGAGCTGGACGGTGTCCCGCATCCTGCTGAGCGCTGCCTGCCGTCCTGCCGCGAGAACGCCGTCGATGTTCACGTCGCCCCCAGGGTGAGGTTAAACGTGCCGAGCCGGTACGGCCGGAGGGCGTCCTTGTGGTCCTGGGTGAGCTGCGCCCCGCCGATCGTCTCCGCGGCAAACGTCCGGCTGTAGTCGTCGATCGACTCCGACCTGAGGTTTTGCGGGTTCGTGATCGACATCTGGGCCAGGTCCAGGACGACGTCGACGACGTCATCTGGAACCTCGGCGTAGCCGTGGCTGTAGGTGACCCGGACGCGCTGAGCCCAGATACCCATAGGCCGCATGACCGGCCAGCCCATCAGCCGAGTCGGCGCCCACCAGGCCTCGCCGCGGGTCAGCTCCGTGCCGATCCGTGTGAAGTCGCGGCCCTCCACGGCCGTGTACTCCTGGTCGGAGATCCCGAACAGTTCGACGACGGTCAGCGGGTGCGTGTCATCGACGACGAGAGGCCGCTGCGGCAGCCGCAGCACCCGCCCGTTGCCGGGCAGGGTGACCGTCTCGTTCTCCACCAGCGTGAGGGTCTGGCGGCAGTACTTCCGCACCCGGGCAGAGGCCCGGCGGATCGCCATCGCCGCCTGCTCCGGATCCAATGTGCGCTGCAACGCCGCCTCAAGATCCGCCTGAGTGACGAGGGGAGTCGGGGACACGCCAGCCCCCCTTATTCCTTGGTGTCAGCCAGGGCGGCCAGCCGCTTCACGACCGTGCTGCGCGGCTTGTCCTTCGCCTGCTCCGCCGCCAGCGCCGCGGTCGCACGCTCCGGGTCATCGTTCACCCACGCCATGAGGTCGTCGATTGTGCCGTCCACCGGCGGCTCATCGCCGCCCGCCGGGTCCCCCGAGCCGCCATCGGACTCCTCGGGCACCTCCGCCGCCGGCTCGGGTTCCGGGTCCGCCTCGGTGACCTCCACCGAGCCTCCCGGGGCGTTCGCGGCGAGGTGGCGGGCCAGATCACCGTCCAGTTCCTCACCCTTGCCGAACTCGCGGACCTCGTAGTTCCAGTACGCCGTCGTCGGCTGCAGTACGCGTACACGCATGCCGCTCTCCCTCCTTCTTGAAGGCCCGCCAGCGCGGACGGACAGGGTTGCCCGCGCCGACGGAAGCCAGGTCAGGCGTGCTCGATGACGACGCCGCGCTTGTACAGCGCCGCATCGCCCGTGCCCGCATCGGAGGGAACACCGAAGTCGCCGACCCACGACCAGGTGGAGGAGATGACCTGCTGCAGTCGGTCCTGCGCCGGACGCACCAGCAGGGTGACGTCCACGGCGGGGGCGGCCTGGATGGTGCGAATCTCGGGCACGTCCTCCACGCCGGTCCCGGCGAGGAGGTTGTTGGTGCCCTCGAACGGTGCCGACATCAGTGCGTTCGCGCCCAGCACGATCGGCCGGTGCACCGTCAGGGTGCCCGCCGAACCACCGTTGGAGATCGTCGGCGCCTCCAGGTTCCGGACCCAGTCGATCCCGGCGAACCGTCCGATGGACAGGTCTCGGTAGATCGGCGAGTCGACACGGCCCTGCAGGGCCTGCTTGAAGTCGCTGTCCGCGAACAGCTGCGCCTCGGTGTCCGGGTCGATGTGGGCGACGTAGTAGCCGCCCACGGTCGGCACCGCCATCTTCCGCAGGCGCGCCACCGCGGCCCGGAAGTTCGCGAACGTCACCGTGTTCGACGACGACAGGTCGTAGGCCGAGTTGCCGGTCGCCCGCACCGACACCGGGGCGTTCGCCGCCACCACGTAGTCGCCGGCGACGTCCGCGCGGGCCGTGCCCAGGGTGAGGGTCTTGGTGCCGGTGTTGACGCCGGTCACCGTGTTTGCGACACCGGCGATCGTCACGTTCAGCGGGTTCGATCCGCTGACCGGGGTTGGGACGCCGTTGACGAGGACGGTCTCGAAACCGTCCGTCGAGTTGACGATCATCGACGTGTCCGAGGATCCAGCCGTGGTCACCCACGTTCGGCCGCCGGCGTAGGCCTTGAACAGCTTGTTGCGGGCCACCTGGTTGATCGTCTGGCCCGCGTTGACGCCCAGGTTCTCGACGTCAGCGAGGAACTTGCTGGCCAGCGCCATCGCGCTGCCGAGCATGTTCGTGTCCATACTGTTCGCGTACTGGTCCATCGTCACGGACCACTGCTCAAGCGTGTACGTCGCCGCCGACGGGTCCGAGCCGGTCACCGGAGTCGTCACCGGTGCCAGCAGGCCCTTGCGGGTGAACGTCTTCGTGTCGCCCAGACCGCCCATCCACGGCTCACTGTCCGCGATCTGGGGGAACAGGAAGTTCGGCACGAGCGCATCCCGGAACACCCGGTCCAGCATGCCGTTCTGTAGCATCGCCTGAATGCCCGAGGGCAGCGCCGCACGGACACCCGCGTGACGGTCGAGACGGAACCACGGCCGCGCATCGCGCCGCATGGACATCCGCGGGCGGACCGCGGTCATGGTTGAGACCATTTTCTACTCCTCAGTGATTTCAACGGACACCAGGTCCGGGTACTGCCGGGCGTACTCATCCAGGCCCAGCAATGCGGTTTGTGTGATCGCCGTGATGGCAGCGCAGACGCGGCTGTCCTCGACGTGGCCCTCGTGTCCGGACACCTCAATGAGGGTGTGTCCGTCGCCCAACCGGGCACGGACTTGGATCACCGGGAGCGCTGCCGGTAACCGAACTTGGCCAGCTCCGCCGCGACCTCATCAGCGGATGCGTCGAGAAAATTCGTCGATGCCGGAGCGCCACGAGACCCCTGCCCGGGGTCCGGCTTCGGCTTGGGTTTCCTCACCGGCTCCGGCTCGGGAACAGCAACCGGCTCGGGCTTGGCCCAGTGCGGCTTCCGTTCCAGCAGGTCAGCAAGATCGGCTTCGATCGCGTCGGTGTCGATGTCGCCGTCCGCATCGACGTACTTCGATGGGTCCCGCATCAGGACGTCCGTCGCGTCCGACACGTCGGCGAACGTGCTGCCCGCCGCGACCTTGATCTCGGAGCGCACCGACCGGGCCACCGCCTTCGCGGCCTGCTCGGCGGACCGCTCCGCCTTCGCCTGAGCCTTCTCCAGCTCCGACTTGTCGCGGTCTTCGAACGCAGCCACTTTGCGGGCCAGTTCGGCGGCCTGTTTCTTCGCCGCGGCAGCTTCCTTCTTCGCCGTGGCCCGCTCGCGCTTCATCGCGTCGAGGGCACGCTTGCCGCCGTCGCCAAGCTTGTCGGCACCCTCCGGCTCGCCGTCCGGCTCTGGCTCGTCAGGCTCTACCGGATCCTGCTCCGGGTCGCCCTCGGGGACAGGCTCCGCGTCTGGGTCTGCTGCCGGATCGGGATCCGCCTCGGGCGTCGGCTCAGGGTCGTCGTGCCGGGTCAGCTTGAACCAGTCGACTCCGGTTGCCGGAGCCATCGTGAACTTGGTGGACATTGCGTCCGCCCCTTCGTGTGCATGCGAAAGGGGTGCCGTTGCGGCGCCCCTCGGAAATGAATCGTGCAGGTCAGAAGGCTCGTCAGCTCAAATAGCCGAAGCGCCTGAGCAAGCGGATCAGCTCGTCGCGGTCCTCGGAGAGCTTCAAGATCTCGCCTGGGGTGAGCCGCGGCGTCCGCAGGTGAAACCTGGGCAGGCCCTGCTCGACGTCAGCGCCAGTGCGGGCGAACCGCTGCCCGGTCCGCTGCTCTACCTCCCGCCGCATCTGCTGGTAGAACTCACCGCGTCGCGTCGTGCCCTCCAGTGTGGCCACGACCTTCTTGCCGTAAGCGTCCAGCGTCTGCACGCCACGGCTCGCGTTCACTACCTTGTAGATGTCCGCGCCGTTCCGGATCGCTTCCGCGCCACCGATCGTGAATCGGCGATCCTGCTCGGCACGAGACAAGTTGTTGAAGAACGACATCGGGTTCGCGCGGCGCCCTGGGCGAGCCTCCGTCGCGGGCGTGCCAAAACACTGGCACCTTTTGTGACGTTGGAAGTCGGCGTTCCAGCGGTACCAGCGGCCCGCGAGAATCGCGCAGCGCGCGATTCTCGCGGGCCGCTGGTACCGCTGGAACGCCGACTTCCAACGTCACAAAAGGTGCCAGTGTTTTGGCACGCCCGCGACGGAGGCTCGCCCAGG